TGACGTTCTCCTCAACGAAATATTGGTTGGAGTAATTGCGATATTGATATCTGATGTAGGGACATAGAACTCCGCAGAATCACTCAACAAAATTAAATGCCTGCCTGAATATAGATTGATAAACGCTGTGACCGAATCTGTATCTCCATCAATCTCTATTCCATAGTCATCATCAACACGGCTGGAATCGAAATCTTCAACATTGCCTGACCGGCTCCCCCAAAGAGTCTGAGGCAAGTTCGCACTCCCGGCAACCCAGAGTCTCCCTTGATGGAAAGTCCCGCACCGAGGAAATCCCCGGGGAGTAGACCCCCCCACAGACCAAACATCCTCCCGAAGAGGATGCCCCCTGGTAAATACTAAAAAAGAAATAAAAGCTGTAGAAGTCTTGAAATCAGCTTTACCCTCCTCGAATGTAAATACTTTTCCTTGATCGTCAATGTCATCCATTGTTATCCGAAATGCAATTGAACTGGTACTGGTTATAGAAGGATCTCCCGCACTCGGCAAAGCCCCTATTGCGGCGATCATAAGAGGTATTAATGTGGCCGGAGTAGTACTGTATTGAATCTGATCGGTCTCTTCCCCATTCACCTTGATGGTAAATACGTCATTAGTAGGAAATCCCGCACTAAATCTCATATCAGTAATTTGATCAACACGAGCCTCAAACCCGGAAGAAGTGGGAAGAGTATCCGCAAAATTCCTTTTTGCCTGCTTTTGATAATCCCAATCTGATATAGCCCAACTCGTATCCGACCCCTGCCTTTGCAAATGCTGAGTTTTCCGACTCTTATGGAAAATCAACATTGAGTCCAGTTGTTGAGTAAACGACACAGTGGTCAAATCATCATTCGAGAAAAAAGTATCGACAGTGGTCTGAAGTGTCATCAACCCGGACACATCTTTGAAAACGTGCAGAGTAAAAGGAAGCAGCACAATCAAGTACTCTTGCTGAGTACTGAAAGAAAAGTCTTCATACCGAACAACGTCTGTCCTGCCGACGGCAGAAATCTGGGGGCCAACTGTCCAAATAATCTGAACAAAAGACCCTCCATCAGCCGGACCCGGCTGATTCATAGGACCTACCAAAGAAAGAGTATCTGCTCCGACATTAACCGTATAGTCCGTCGTCAAAACGAAATCAATCCAGGCAACAAAATCAGGCGTCCCGTCTGGTTCGCCCTCAAGGCCGTAGACTTTGATATCTGCCGCGTTGGCAATATCAAAAGATGCAGAGAAATCAAATAGGGTTTGATTGGGGGTAGAAGTCTCTATGGTAACACTCTGATACTTTGTAAGCGCAGCATCAAACTTGGTGGCAGGTCGTCTCCGTACACCCCCCTGAGGCTGCACGAACACATTACGCAGCTTATCCGCCCCGTAAAAATATTGTTCCATCTCTGGACGGGCCAACCGGGGATCTAACTCTCCCGCAGTGAACGCCGTCTTCATAATCTGAGTCGCCATTAGGGAGAAGGAACTCCGTCTAGTCTGGATCGAACAAGTGGAAAGTTTGTAAAGACATTGTTTGGCGGAGCAGCTTGAGAATCCAAAGTACGGGCTAAACGCTCTTTAACAGCGGTTCGCTGCTCTAGAGAAGCAAGAAGAGCAGGTTCATCTGTTAAAATCAACGCCAAGTCCAGAGCAAGATGATGAATGAAAAGTTCTGAGAAATAATGAGGGAAATCTGCTTCAGTCACATCAGAAGTTCTGTATTCCGCCCAGACTTCCAGCCTGTCAGTAAAAAGTTTACCCTCCTGGATGACAAAATCCAATATGGTACTCTTAGAAGTCGCGGCTGGATACGCGGCCAAAAGACCGTCCAACAGATTGTCTGCCGGAAGAGTATACTGAAACTTATACCTCATCACAGGGATTTCGGCTTCTCTATCAAGCTGCTTCCGGCGTATTGTAAAATTCCACCGATGCCCCCCTAAAAGACTCAACTTCAAAGAGTTGTATCGTGTATTGCAAGCAACAGCTTTATCAGACTCCTCCGCCAAACTCTGAAGCGGTGTTTGCCCGATGAGAACGAACGCATTATCACAAATTGTTTCTTTCGTCGCCATAATGCTCTCCTTTAAAATAGGAAGTAGAGGGAGCCGACCACCCTCTACTTCCTTAGATCATCATCAGAAGACTGATGATGATCAAGATGATTATATTAAGGCGTATCGATCACCGTTTCGGACCCTGAGAAGGAGCACCCAACTCAGAGTCCACAACTACCCGAAGTCCTGTCGGGTAGTTGTGGTCTAAGTAAATTCTACTCCCGGACCAGTAACAGAAACGGCACCCGTCAACACGGTAACATCAGTACCGTCGTTCGTGTAGCCATAGAGATTGACCGATGTACCATCAGAATCAACAGCAATGATGAGCCCAGCCGCCGCCATAAGTTCTGCGGCAGGGTCAAAGTAACTAGCCGCCTCAACAGCAGCGGCATTATCGGAACTAAAAAGTACCCAAATAGCCGCGTTCTTAGATGGGCCAAGCGGAGTTAATTCAGTAAGTGTAACAGCCATGATAGTGTCCTCCTTTAATTTCTCAGTTATTGAATTTGCGTCAAAATTACGACAGTATAATTACACGCCGTCTACCACAATGGCTTCGTCGTATACAATGTCCACGATGCCTTCCGGATCGATAGCGACTGCCCCGGCGATGAACAACCCGTTCGCCAACCAAGAGGTCTTCTCCGCGATGTAGTTCACTTCAGTGCGGCGCTCCTTGCCGACAGCAAGGCCCAGTGATTGTTTATGGTATGCGAAGACTGTTCGATCAGTTCCCGAAAGAGGCAAACCCCCCTCCGCCGAATCACGAGTATCCATCGTAATCCACTTGAATCCGAGCCAGGTATTCAGCTCCCCGCTCACAAGAGCTTTCACGGTGTTGAAATCCGAATTGGTCGCGGACGTTGTTCCCAGCATCTGCTCAAGTCCAATCGCGGAAATAGTCATTGTACGATCTGTTTTAGGAACGCCTAAACCGTCCAGAAAGCGTTTTGCTCGTCGCGCCTTGGTGGTATTCATCGCATCGACAGCACCCACAGTCTTGGCGATAGTGTTAGACGTGCCTGACGCATCCAGAGCGTCGATGATGAACTGATCTTCCCGGCGGCCGATTGCGTTCGCGATGGTCTCCGCCAACTCATCCCGCTCGGAATAATTCACTTTCTGTTGATCGAATACATCAGTGTATTCAGGCGCATTCCAATCTTCGAGCGTTGCGACTGCGTTGGTGTGATCGATGTTCATGGGAATGACATCGGTCTGCGGCACTCGCGGAGTAGCCAAACCACGACCAATCAGGGGAAACTGGTGAGTGCTTCCTATAATTCCGGTTTTTACCCGGACAGAACTTCGTAACAACGCACTTCCTTGATAGAAGTGCTTAACGCGTTTATCGAAGGATGCAACCGCGTTATTGGTTAGGTTGATTGACATTTTGTTTCTCCTTGTTTGAAAAAGCCAACATATAGATTGGAATTGCCAATTCTAGATGCCGGGTCTTCAAAGAAGATTGCCAACAAACCGGGTTCCTGATATTCAGAGTATATCGAGACGGGTCTCTTTTGTCAAATGCTATTTCGGATCAGGATAAAGAATGCTCCCCAGGTACTCAAATCGAGCCCGTTTCACAGGATCATTGTCCAAACTCTCCGGGTCATTAGCAAGAACATCATGTTCTGCCATAAACTCTCCGTGAGTAGTGGTGTCTGCAGCCGTTGACAGCGGGATAGACAATTGCCCCGCCTCCGCCATAAATTTCTCTATGACTTCGATTCCCGCAGCACTCTTACCTACAGTCCTCGCTGCGGCTAATTGGTCCTTATTGAGCCCCATACCATTCAGAAACACCTCAACCCCATCAATGCGGGCTTGCCCGTGTTCCCCGAGCTTCTGAGTCTCCACTTCTATGTCTACTGATTTCCCTCCAGAGAGAGCACTAAGTCCTTCTGCAAGCCTGACCACCAATCCGTTTGTCTGATTAACAGTAAGACCCTCTGCAAAAGCACTTTCCCCTAAAAGAGCAAGAACAGGATCGTCTTTCTGAAAAGCCTGAATATTCTCTGCTCCATCTCTGAAAATGTACTCCCCGTCATCATTGAACTTGTTCTCAAAATAGTTCTCTGCTGTCTCGGGAATTCCAGATTCATCATTGAGTTTCTCATTGAGACGGGACCGGACTTCATCATAGCTCTTCACCAACTCTTCAATTCTAGGAACGCCTTCTTTAGCATTCCAGAATTTTTCTGGAATATTGTCAGGTCGAACTGGAGCATCTGGATCAACGAGTACAACCTGGTCTTTCTTTTGACCCAACAATCCTTTTGGTTCCGGAGTTGGATCTGGCGTTGGGTCGAGTGTTGGGTCGAGTGTTGGATCTGGCGTTACTTCCGTTGTTGGCTCTGTGGTTGCTTCCGTTGTTGGCTCTGTGGTTGCTTCCGTTGTTACTTCAGTTGTCGGCTCCGGCATGACTTAAATCCTTCCTCGTTTTTTGTAGTTTTGAAAATCAGTAACAATGCTTTTCGCATTTGAATGTACGTAGTTGCTCAATCCACGAAGAGAGGGCATCTGCATATAAGGCTTGAACTCTTCACTTTCAAAGAGATCAAAAATAGGCTTCAACACTTTGTCTTTCCTGGGATCAAGATCATCTTTAGTGAGTTGAAGCCTTCGAGCCTGCTTTTCCCCCGCCGGGTGAATTATCTGGTCAAATACAAATTTGGTTTGTTCTTCTTCTGGTTTTTCTTCTGGTTTTTCTTCTGGTTTCTCTTTAACTTTGGGCATGTCATTATCCTTTCATTATATGATTTAAAGTTTTCCGAATCGAAGTTACTATTGATCTTCTTCCACTCTCATAATACATCAATCCACTGTGATCATAAAAGTCATCTGTCATAAGCATACTGTTCTCCCAAGCCTCAAGTAATTGCTTCCCCGCTGGATTGTTAAAAACTGCGAGATAAAGTCTGTCCATTTCTGCATCTTGTTCTTTCTGCTCATCAGAAATTTCCGGAGTTTTCCCAAGTGAAGTACGAAGAACATCATAAGGTTCATCAGGCACTTACACTCTCCTGTTCCTGCTGTTGTTGCTGTATCTGAGCAGTCTGATCCTGCAATTGGTCTACCTGCGCCACAGTACGTACGAGTTTATTGGGAATCCCCAATTTATCAGCTATGTATCGAGGAATTTCTTCCACATTCAAAGTCAATGGAATTAACTCAGGAGCAATAGACGCAGTGACTTCTATTGCCCTCTGCACTTTCAACACAGCCTCCTCATTCTTGATGTCTGCTTGAGGATTCATGACTTGTAAATCAATGACCAATCCATCTACTTTTATCTCCTCAATAAGACCTTTCTTCGCCAATATATTCAAATTCTTTTGTGCTAAAGGACGAATCAATTCTTTTTTCAACCGGCCAAAAGGAGTACTCTCATTTCGGCGGAGTTCCTGCTGTCTTGCCATAATCTCAGTGGGAGAATGTACCGCCCCGGTCTGCGGGGGGAGTTGATCATCCAGCATGAACTTCTTGATACTGGCTCTGAGTTCCTCCAACACCAATTGAGCCATCTGCAAGTTGCCCCCGATCTCAAGAGGCTCAATGGACTTCCCGAGAGGGCCTCCATTACGAACTACAGCGTTCATATACCCTGGAGCCATAGAGAACATGGCAGGGTTGAATTCCATGTCGTTTACATAGGTCATCGGGGGATACAACGTGATTGACGCATTCTGCAAAATCAATTCGATGGTTTTATTAAGTACTTTAGCGTCGGGAAGCGCATACAAAACAGGTCCTCGTCCATAGACTTCTCCAGCCTCTTTGTTCCACCGGGGAGAAAGCCAAACAGTATCTTTCATTTTCCGCTCAACAAGTTTAACCCCTGCCTCTGTATTGTCTGATTCCGCACTCGTACTAGGAGCAACAATTACGAAATACCAGGTATCCTCTTCATGTGAAAAATAACTGGCTTCTTCAATAATGATTCGAGTCTTATTGTTCTCCTGCTCTTTCGCCCAGTCATCCCACCAAGTAGGCCAAATGGATTTACCAATATCCTGAGACTCCCATTCAGCTCTGACGTTCCTGGCAAAAATAGGATGCTTCCGATAATAAGCCCCTATAGTTCCGTGAGGGCCTTCCTCCATCGCCACCTGTGCCGGATTAACCCCGATGTATTGCAGAGGAGCAAAGTTGGTTCCCTCCACCACCATCATCGTCCCCTGCCCTACATTGAAATCGAGCAACATCTCATTTATCACTTGGTCAAAATTAGAAACTTCCAATGCTGCCTGGTGAATAGCATTTATACTGTCTAGTTTCCTCTGGACTTCCTCCCGTTGAGCCTCACCGACAATCTGAGAATTAAACGCCACTCCCGGAATCAGTTTCATCCACTCATCAAATGCGGGAAAAGAATCGGCTTGAATCTTGTTGGCAAGGTTGATATTTGCCGCCTGTAAAGTACTGTCAAATACCTGAAGACCCGGCTGGTCTCCAGGAGTCCTCCCTTGATCAAAAAAATTACGAGATGGAAAACAGAGAGCATATGCGTCCTGCAACATCGCCCTCCAATGATCCTTTTCCTCCCAGGCATTTTTCATCCGATCTTTAAGCTGATCAACTGACAAAGATGGCATATTAAATCCCACCCCCGAGTTTACGAGTATTCACTCCTGCCTGAGTCCCGAAGAGAGTAATGCCTCCCCCTCTTTGCCGGGTTGTCGTTTGTGTTCGTCGTGCAGCTATTTTACGCGCTTGATTTTGCTGTTTCGCAGCCTGATCCGCTTGAAGTGCGGCTGTCTCTTTCTGTTGAGCAAGAAGAACTGCTTGCTGTTTGTTTTGGCCTTTTTGTTGTTTCTTCGCCGCCTTACTCGCAAACAAGCCGCCCACCACAGTCGAAATCACTGCTGCCGCTACTGAAGCCATGTTTTGTCTCCTCATTTAAACTCGCAGTAAACTTTTCCAATGCCGGATTTTATTAATTTCTTCCGCAACTGCCAGGGTGTTTGGACTAATTTCCATCTTCGTCCCAATAACCGCTTCACGACAGTTACACAGGTCAGCACCTCCATACTATACTGCATCTCCTGAGAACTTACAAGTCTGCATTTTATGACCTCTTTGATCTCCATCGTTTCGGATATAACATTCTCCAATATAAACTTCTCGACGCTCATATCATAAAGAACTACAGCCATGACATCTATCCCGGAATCAACCAGTAATGTGCCCTTACCCGACAAAAGACCTTCCTGTTTCGGCGTAATCGGAATGAGTGCTAAGCAGTGTCTATACCCCTTTTTCAAAAAAGGTACCCAGGGTCTCCAGATATTGTGATCAACAAATACTACGTAGCATTCCATATTCTCCTCTCGATTTATGGCAATCATATCACTTTGTAATCCATGCCTTTGGCTGCCACAGCAGGTATCTGTCTCGACACATTCCCCTGACGCAGAGCTCTTCCCTCTCCCCCTCCCTGAAGAAGATACCCGAGAGCGTCGCACACATGGGAATATTTATTCTTTGCCGGAGTCTCTGAATACCGCTCGTCAGTAGCCCCTTGTACTCTCCTGTATTTCCATCCGCCGAGCAATCCGCCGATGAGCATCTTACACCGGCTGTCAATCATAATCCCCGGCTTACCATCTACCATGCGGTTCATGGGAGTCTTGATAGACTCAATGCGGTCTCTGGGGTCATTGGTGGCCGTAGGATAGGCTTGTATACCATTCACCTGCAAATGAGAGAACATGGTATAGGCAAAAAGAGGATCTCGATTCAGCCCCGCAGGGTCTCCGTAAAAACGCCCCCATTCTCCTTGAGGAAATCGAGCAGCAAAAAGAGCTTTTAATTCAGCTACAAATTCCTTGAGCCCCATCCCCTCATCAGGTGGAGAAAATTCAGCATGAATTAAATAGATCCCTCTCGGATGTTTCTGCGCCAGCACCGCCGCAGGAGAAAGTGTTCCTCCCCCGATGTCAATACCCCCGATGATGGGAACTCCAGGGATGAACTCCAGATTCTTCGACACCATAACGTCTCTGGAGAATGAAGAAATAACGGGCTTGCCATCGAAGATAGGGCCATAATATCCCTGATAGTATCCACGAATCCAATCACGATCTTTACCCGACACGCGTTTAAGATAATATCCGCCTTGACCATAAGGATCATCCCCTTCTTTTTCAAGAGGAAGATTAGGTATATTCTCTGCATCAGGATTGGCAACCCAATAAGTATTCGCAGCACGAACAACTCTGTTCTCATCAATAACAGTCAGTTTATGATTCCGCGGATCAATACTCTTGTAACCTTCCCCCTCGATGAATTTTGCTTCAAACACTCCCGGAGGCTGATGAAAAAAAACATAACCCCTTTGAGGATCGTCCTCGCTGAATTTATAAATCCAATGATCCTCATCAGGAGGATTGGTGTCCCCAATGACTCCATGCCAGGTTGGCATGACTTCCCCTTTTGCGAAAGAAGGATATCGCCCTGCTCTATCTGTCGCAGCGTCAACCAGTTTTTTTGGAATCTCTCGAATCTCATTGAACCAAATAAGGGTTCCCTCATAGGATAAAAGAGATTTAACATCCTTCTCCTTATCCAACGCGAAGAAATCGACGTGCAGATACAGTCCCGGCGCCCCTGTTTTTTCATTGGCGGGAAACTCAATAATGTGGTTCACCGGCGCCGTTCTGCGAAGAGGCCCGACATGTTCCTCTTTGTAAATTGAGAGCCACGTCTCCATCGTGGTTCTCCACAACTCCGGCATGGTGTTACGAACGATGGCGGCTTTAAACCTGCGAATATTGTCGGGAGAAGGTTTCTGCATCAAAGCCCGCCGCATGATTTCCGCACAACACCCCACCGTCTTCCCGGACCCGACAGGTCCGATGATAACCCGGACCGGGCTGTCGTCCCGCATAAACTCTGCGACCGTTGGTGAGTGTGTAAAATCTAATGCAACATTTTCTCCACGCATGAATTATTTATTCCTCGGCGTAGTAGACATCCCCGTTCTTCGTCCTGCGTCTGTGTGATCCGCCGCGCACGACTTATTAATCATGCTCACAACCAAAGCCTCTATCGTGTTTCTCTCTGGTTTGTCTGGATTATATTTTGAACTCAGCGCAGACAAACGCTCAAGCCAATCCAGTCTGCGAACAGGGAGGCGAAGAACTAATTTCAATTCAACCAGGCCGTCATCTGCCTTACTGTGAAGAGGAATACCTGATTCGTTCTCCCCAAAAACCAGAGCCTCTACTTCTGCCGGGTCCATCAAATTGGTAGCCATCGGGGACTCCGTTCCTCTCGCCATACGCACCATTTTTATTCCTGCTTTCCCAAAACCTTTAAGGTTTTCAATCTCTGCAATAGATAAACGATCAAGTGCATGTTCATTCCCCCACCCCAGCTTCTTCAGAGTCTCCATCTGTGTCAGGGTTATTGAATACTTTCCCATTCGTCGTATCGACGACGGTCTCGTCGGCATGTGTCAACTCCTTTAGTTTTTCAGAAAGAACTATTTTCTCCGGAAGAACCAATGTTAATCCGGTAAACACCGGCAGTTCTTCTCCCCGGCTGTTTTTCTTTTCTTCACCTTCTATGTTGGTCCATTTTCCTAACAGGGCTAAAGCAGTATTCGGGTCTGCCAATTCTACTTTCAAAACATCCCGATACACCACCATCCCACCCTCATCAACTGTACGCTGTCTTCCAATTTCAAGCCTCTTCAACGCCGCCCTCGTCCCTTCAGGGATTTGATGTAGAGGGAGCAGAGAAAGCTCCCCTGTCGTCGGGTCAGTATAAAAACAATCTGTCAGCTTTGCTTCAGAGAGTTGAAGAGTCTTTTTGATGACGTGTTCGCGGATACGGGACTTATTGCGCAGAACAGATTTCAAAACCTCCTCTAAGACATCAAAAAACTCCGGGTCCCGAAACCATTTTTTTACGTTTCTTCCAGTAA